CTTATTCACAAACCAAGAAGAAACATATTTACTATTTTGCATAATTATTCATTTTTATTCTTTTTTAGAATCGTATGCAAGTGAAAGATATTTTGCTGAAAATTTGCTATCTAATGAACGAATTACAATTTGTTGCATGACTGACGGATATTTAATTGTACTCTACAAAATGTTTGAACATAAGCAAATGTTGAGTTTTCCATTTCTGCAATAGTATAAAAGTTCATACCTTTATTAATCATATTAGTGTACCTTATTTTTTTATCTTCAAGAACTATTGTACTTTCTTTTTTAAAATTAATACAAAATTCATAAAATTCTTTTTTCCATTTTCTCTGAAGTTTTGTAACTGGAATTTCGTAAAAATGTTTAAATAGATTTCTTGCTTTCTCTGTGGAAATAATTAGAACAAAAGTATTTTTTCCGTTATTTCTTTTTGGTTTTACAACAGATGCGCTTTTTCCTAAAATACTACTAAATCTACCCTGTATCCAAGTAAGCATTTCTAAAGTTCCTAATATAGAAAATATTATTTCTCCTTGCTTTCTATTTTTTCTGACACTTAGAAATATAGACCCATCTCCATCAATATACCCACATATAAACGCATCTATCTCGTTAGTGTTTACTAAATTAGGAGGTTGTAATGTCAGAGATTTTTTTGAAGTAATATTGTAAATACTTTCTAAATCCATTTTAACTTGTTTAGATGTAAAATGAAGTCTTGAAGAAAAAAATTTTTCTTTTTCAATTATATCTTTTATTGTTTGATTAGATTCTATTTCTTTAACAAAGTTTTCTAAAATATATCTATCTTGTCTTTGCAATCCAATCTGAACACTATTGCTGTTAGAGACAATACACCCATCAGCAGCTAACAATCCTGCGTAATAACAAGATTGTAGAGACTTTTCGTTAAAATAATTATCATTCAGTTGATAAACAACTCCAGTTTTGTGATTTTTACCCATAATTGTATAGTTTAAAATACAAATATAAGATATAAATCAAAGAACCACTATTATATCGACTAAAGATTGAAAAATTATATCATTATTTTTCAATCTTTTTTTATATCATAGCTTAAATTCATATATTTAGCACTAAAAGTAGAATTTAAGTTACGTAAAATAATCCCTTCTATTAGATTTGTTTTGAAATAAGTTTCACAGTCTTTAACTACTTCTTCTTTGTTGTTAAACGTTTTATTGAAAACTTCTTCACAACTATTCAATCCCATAGCTGTTAAATGCTTCATATATTCACTATAAGAAAGTTTAATAGCTTTTTGGGTATAATCATCTATTCCAAATACCAACAGTTGATTAGGGAGCTTTGCGGAAGGATTGTTTTTATTCCCACTTCCTTTAGATGAAACCCCAACGAGTTCCGCTCTGATGCAAAGTGAAAGAGAATTTTGTTCACAGTAAGCTTTTAGTTTTTCAAGAATTGGTAAACCATATTTCACGAAATCACTATCTGATTCAGCTTCTTCACGAATAAGCAAATCAACATTGATTCCAAAAAATAGCTTTACTCTATCTAACAAAGAGGGAGTTTTTCTACCCACAACTTTTAACGTTGTAAGTGGTTTAAGAAGATTCCGTGAGCATATTCCATATTGTCTATTGTTTTTATAGAATATACTTATGGAAGATCCGTCCATTTTAAGGTTTCCAACCAATTGTATAGGAAATGCAATGTAGTTGCACACTTTGTTCCAATTGGGTTCATCCGTTTTGTACATTCCAGAAGGAAATGGTGAAGATGCTCCTCCAATCACACTTCCTTTACTATCATCAGGAGCTTCATATTTTTTGATTCCAAGTGCAACAGCTATTCCATCTTCGTGTACAGGAATAAGTCCACCTTTGTTTGCAAAATATTCATCCAATTCTTTTTTAGAAATCAAAATCCCATAACTAAATACAGGATTTCCATCTCCTTTATGAAGATTGAACTTCACTGCACGAATACGATTGTGCTTCCCTAACTTTGATTTAGAAGCATCTCCATAAGGACGTATGTAACTTTCAAAAAGAGGTATATCGGGAATACAGTAATCAGGTTCTACAAGATATGCAATATCACCAATTGAATACAAATCTTTTTGAGATACTATTGGAAACCCTACTTCCTCAAAACTAAGTAATTCAATAGAATTAGCAGGTTCTTCTCCTTTGAATAATTGATGTTTTGCTTTTATTGTTACTTTTTGTACAATTGTGTTTTCCATGTAAGTAGTGTATAAGGAGAGAAAATTTTCATTCTCTCTCCTGTTTTGTGTCATTTCAATAATGCTTGAAGCTCTTCGATTGATTTTTCTTTGAGAGCACCCTCTTGCTTCTCAGCAATCAAAGCAAGGATTTTCTGATTGTGCTGTTTAGCAGATGCAGCATCACGCAATTCTTCCGCTTCTTTTTTCTTAGTTAGATAAATGTCTTTCAGAATATCAAAACGAAGTTGATTTTCTTTATCCACCACTTGTGAATCATCTAAGAAAGAAAGCTCATCATCATCTGATTTTTTGAGAATTTTCTTCACTGCTTTCACACAGTTTGATAAATCAGTTGAAGAAAGATTCCAAAGTTGTTCTACTGAAAGTACACCTTTAGTAGTGTTGAAACGAAGTTGTTGTCTATTCGCAATTTTATAAATTTCCATTTTTAAAGTGTTTAATTTGTGAAACATTCATACATACCTCCAAACTTTACTGTTGGTAAATAACTTCTATTTTGATTTTTAATCATTTTTTTAAATCTTCGCTCTAAAAAATAGCAGTATTCAACTGTACTTTTTACTTGTTTAATAATTTGTATATGATACTGATTATTCGTAGCATTTTGTATTGTTCTAATACGGTTTATTAAGTTTACAGTTATACCAAACTTAAAAAAGGTTTCATTTTCTTTCTCAAATTTTAATATATACATTGTAGATGCTTTCGTTAAATTTTCAGTATTTTTATACCAACTTCCTCCTTTGAATTCATTTGAACATTTACTACATTTATTACCTCTTAAATGCCCATTAGGAGTTTGTTTAAATTCTCCATGCTTTTTGCAAATTATACTTACTTTATGCTTCCCATTTAAATAATTCACTTTAGAGTAATCATAAAGATTTCCATGTAATTCCTTTGCTTTATTAATAAAATACTCTGTCTTATTAATAGCTATATCAATTGTAGGATACGCATTTGTTAATAAAAGACTTGGTGTAGATTTACAAACCCCGTATTTAGTTTTAACTAATATTTTCTTAGGAAATCCTATATATTCACTAAGTACCACTAAATCTGGTTGTATTTCTTTTAATCTGTTTTTAAAATATTCTGTCTTATCTACAGCAGTTTGTATACTTGGTTTCCAACCACTATTTATATAACTTACTCGAATTTTCATAATCCCATAGCAATCTTCAACCAATAAATATACTTTTCCAATAGGTTTTATTACCTTTAAACCTGGAAATTTAAGTTCTAATCTTCTAATTATTTCTTCTCTTTTCATATAGCAAATATACTTAATAAAACTGACATTTGTTATATGAAAATTTCCATTTTGTTTGTTTTTAGATTTTAATTAAACACTATTTTCAATACTCTTTGATGACTTCCTTTTACTCTCACTATCAATTCATCAGAAACGGTTCCGTTAAAACCAATTCCGGATAAAGATACTTTTGATGGATGTATTTTAGTTGTTTGTGACAAACATTCGAGAACTTTTCTGTGGTTAAGAAGTTCTCCAACTAAATATTCATTGTGAAAACTGCTTAAAGGAACATCGGGATTACATCCTTCCATCATGAAGAAATAGTGTTTGTTTCCAATATTGTTTTTTCCCCAATAATTAGGAGACAAACTCACCAAGTTCACTTTATGAAACTCATTGGATTCTAATCCCCAAAGTGTTTTAGAAGGAGCAGTTTCAGGAAGTTTGTGTTCAATAGAGAATACACCGTTTTTCAATGTGACAATAGCTACTTCTACATTTTCGCTAACAGCTTTGTTGTATTCGTAGTTGTACACTTCTCCATTGAATTCAATCTCCGCTTTAAATCCCTGTGAATTTCTTGCAGAATATTGATTCACTAAAAATGTGTAGTCTCCCTGTTGCATTTTTTGAATTGAAGGAAATGTGATATTTTCTACAGCAAGTTTTCCATTTGGAGTTATGATATCTACATCCAAATGTCCTCCTGAAGTAGGAGATACTTTACTGGAAAAATAAATACGATTTCTGTTAGGTTCCAAACAGTGATTGTCTAAATCTGAATTATCATTTCCAGATTCATTCCATGTAATTGAAAATCTCAATACACCATCAACTTTTCCTCCTGCACTTTTAACAGCTTCTTTGATTTGAGATTTTCCTGCAAGATTTCCGTTGTACGTCCATGAGTAGTTGTTGCTCCATTTGAACAATGGTTTGGAATTCTTTTCGTTTGCTGTAATCAAAGCAACTAAGTTTCCATCCATTCTATTTTCTAAGAAAGCTTCTACACTTGTTGCTGTTGGAAGAATTTCTTTCATAAATGTTTCTATACTAATAGAAGTGATATCGTTG